GTTGATTCTGTGGCTGTTTCTGTATTCTCTTCTCCACCCACATCTATATCAATCTCTATTTCAGTTTCTAATTCCATTTCTAACTCCATTTGAACTTCAGCCTCAACCTCAATAACATTTATCTCAACATTAGTATCTGACATATCAATACTTGCTACTTGGATTTCTTCTATTTCTATTTCTGCTATTTCAATCTCAACTGATTCGTAAGTTATTTCTTCAATCTCAATAGGTTCAAATTCTAACCCAACATCTGTCTCTATTGGTGTGTTAGCCTCAAATATATCCTCAACGACATCTAATACCTCTTCAGGTGCATCAGTATTTAATGCAACAAACATTTCAACACTTGTAATAGTTTGCTCAACAATCGTATTTACAACATTATATAAAACATTTACTTTTACATCGTCAAACATTACGCCAACAGCCATATTTATATCTCTGCCTCCAACCTCAACTATGACCGAAGTAAGGCTACCAGTAAAATCAAAACCACCAGAATATTGACCATATTGGCTGTTTATGCCACTAGCACTCAAAATATCTGTACCACTAAATACATCTGTTTTTCCGTTTCTTCCTGTTATGTGCATATAGATTGAATCTTGTGCATCAGGTTTAAAAACTTTTATTTCGTAGTTAGTTCTTCCTCCATGCGTAAAATTAAGATCAGATATATCAACTGTATTTATAAAAGTTGTTCCCATATTAGGAACACCCATATTTGATGTTGAGTTTCCACTACCAGTTATCATTGCACATTTGTCAGTACCAAGCTGTCCACAAGTTGAACCTGACGGCATAGATGCTGAACCCTGACCTCCCCAATCAATATCCATATCGCCCTCTTTTGATGAGACTACATAATTATTACTTCCGTCTAAAATATCTTCAGAGTCCTCATTTGTTACTGTGGTTGTTGTAGTTGTAGTGGTTGTTTCAGTTGTTGTTAAAATACCATTATCTTGAAACTCAATAGTCTCAATGCTTGATTCTTCTATAATCTGTTGAATAGTTGGCGTACAAAGACCAACTGTATCAGTATCACAATCTACTGCTTTGCTATAAGAGGGGTATAAGCATAAAAGTAGCCAAAGTAAAAAACACCCTCCAACCATTCGGTTTTCCATCTTTTTCTCTTTCTTTTTTGATTTTAAGTTTTTCTGCCTCTTCCATACTAGCAAAAATTAAACTACCTTTTGGAATTTTATCTTTGTTTTCTTCCCAACCTTTTTTAGCGTCCTCTCCAATACTAGCATTGTAAGGGCAGTATGTTCCAGCATTCCACATTGCATCAAATACTCTTGCATCAGCACACAATGTAGAAATAGCGGCAACTTTCATACCCATAGCATAGAGAGATCGAGAGAGTTTTATACGTTCACAGTTTTCGTCTGTTACTGTAATTCCTGATGCAATTCCTAAAATTTGTGTTTGAACACCAGCCGATGCCGCTGTTTTGCAAACGTCTGAATTATTGACTACGACACTTGGAGCATTAGCTGTCGGTGGTGTATTATTTGTAACTACTGTTGATGAGACTGTATTTGTATCAGCTCCAAGTGCAGAATTCATCAAACCATTAAGAAACCAAATTAACAATGCCGCAAGTATAGTTCCTGTAATTAATCCTGTTTTCATAATTATTTTTCTTTAAAATAACCTGGTAATCCTAAATGGGGTCTTTTATCATATTTGTTTTGTTCTGAAAAGTTAGATAAGGCATTATTATAGTGCAAAAATACTTGACAACATTCATTCCCTTGAAATGGTTCTCTCCAATGTTCTAACAAACAACCTTTATAAACTAACATATCTCCAGGCTCTAAAATTACCTCAATACCTTTTGCATTTCCTGGTTTGTAATTATTTTTTAAAATTTTTCCATTTTTAGGGTTTGGGTCAATAAATATCGACCATATATCACCACCTAAATTCATTGTAGTAGATATTTCACAAGACGATCTATCTTTGTGTCTTTTTAATTCATTACCTTTGACATATATTCTTGTATAAGAATAAGTTGGTATTAGTTTTATTTTAGTATGTTCCTCCATAATTGGTTGTACTTTTAATAATAAAGTTTCCATAGCAATATCAGCATAGTGAGAAAAAGAACCTGGTACTTGAGTATCATTCCAGTGTCCAAAATATTCTGTGTATGGAGAAATAAAACCACTATGTAAAAGTGTGTATGCTACATCTTTTTTTATAGAAAAATAATTATATAAAAAATTCGCAAGTTCTTTGTTTATTGCTTTTTTAATAATTAAATAATGATTTTTTTGAAAATTGCTCATTCGTAATAATTAAAATTTATTGCTATTCTAAATGGTTTGTCAGTGCAATTTGTTCCAGAGTGTTTATTATCTGAATCAAATATTACAATTCTGTTTTTTTTACTGTTCACTTTTTTATTGTCTTTTTGAAAAATAGTAAATCCATCATTTGTATTAACATAATAAACAGCTGTTTTTAAATTTTTATAATTATAGTCTATGTGATAACCATGAATATTTAACTTTTCTGATTTATATATTAAATTAGTTTTTATACGAACTAAAGCCTTTGGTTTTAAATAGTCTAAAATAGGATTTAATATGTTAAAAAAATCACTTGTAACTTTATAATCATCAAAAAAAATATGTGTCATTTGATAATCTTCTGTATCTTGAGGATAAACTATTGGATTTAAATAGTAAGGAAAAGTAAAATTTGTAAAAAAAGATTCTATATAATTTGCATCTTCTTCTTTTATTATATTATCTTTTACAATCATCTAAATGGATATCCTAAAGTCCATACAACTAAACTATAACGTAAACCATCTGTTACTGGTTTTACTTGATGTAATACATAAGATGGAAACACAATTATAGAACCTTTTGGTAGCATATCTTTTACACTTTCTACCTTTGTTTTTTCTCCTTGAAAATATTTAAACATTAATTCACCACCTTTATAATCATTTGGATTAGATAAAACTATAACAGCAGATATTTTTCTAACTTTACCTCTCCAATTAATATTTTCATGATTCATAGCAAAAGGCTCATAAAATCCATCTATATGCCACCCATAATGTTGATTTAATTTATATTTTGTAAATTGCACGCTTTCTAAATAATCAAAATCATAATTCCAGCCAGCTTGTTCATTTGCTTTTTTTAAATAAGGTCTTATTTCTCTATAAATCCATTCTTGATCTAACCAAGAAACATTTGAATTTCTTTTTTTAAATAATTGTTTTTTTTCTTTTTCAGTAAGTTCTTTATTTTCGGTAGTTCCTGTTCTTGCTAATAATTCATTTTGTGAATTACCATATTTAATAACTTCATCACAAAACAATTCAGAAAAAACATTTTTAAAATAATAATAAGTATTTTTTGTCGTCATATTAAACCATTTGTAATTCTACAAAAGAATCATTTTTTCCAACTTTTCCTACGGGAAAAAAATTACAGGCAATAGAATATCTTGTTTTATTTGTTAAGTTTGGTTTGATTTCGTGAAATACATCTGCTGGAAATATTAATAATTTATTTTTCTTTGGTTTTACTTCAAAATAAGTGCAATTATTAGTATTCCATTCTGTAGGGTTACAAAATAAATTATTTAATAAACCATTTTTAAAAACTATTTCAGAGGACTCATCAAGATAATAAACAGCACTAAACATACAATTTGAATGAGCATGATTTGTTCCAGATGTTTTTGGTTTAAATTTAGCTACCCAAGATGTGGGTATTATAAAATCATTTTCTATTTTATAAATTTCTTTTTTATATTGATAAAAACAATTTAATATTTTGTTTTTTAATTCAAATAATTCTGGTTTATTTAATATTTCTATACTTACAGATTGTTCTGATTTTAAATATTCGTGATTAATATAATATTTTTCTTTTTTAATTGTATGTAAAATTTTTGTGGTATCAATATTTAAATAAAATATTCCTATATGTTTAGCAAATAAGCTAACTTTGTTCATTTATAATTAAGTTTATAACTTATTCTGTAGTCAAATCCCAACTTGAATTTGTATCATTCCAAACATAATAATCGTTATTTTCAGCTCTAGCTGACCATCTTGTATTAGATTCTTCCCATTCAGGGCCGCTTAAAGGTGGATTATTATTTGAAAGGGTATCTTGGGTAGGCATGGTAACTGATGCTTCCCAATCATCATTAGAGTTTAAAGTCCAAGAATTATAAGGTTTGACACATATAAATTTATCTTTTGTGGAATCATAATAATGTGCATTTTTACCTGGATATTGTTTTCTTTTATTATTATTGTAAGAACATTGTTTCCAATAAGTAGTAGGATATGTTCCTCCAAATTCTTCTAATAAAATAGGGTCATTTGGAATATTGTTCTGCACCCAAGTTTCAGATTCAGCTGAATATTCTCCACCATTAGCATTTACATCATCATTGGAAACAACAACTGTTCTGATTACAATATTATCGGATTGTTTTATTTCAGCAAAATGTGCCATTTATTTCCATAAATTTTCTTTTTTATAACTAAAAACTTCTTTTAATTTCCAAACTCCACTTGCAACAAATGGGCCGGCACCAGGCTCATTTACTATAACTACACCAGAACCTCCAGCTTGTCCGTCTCTTCCCGGACCGCCATAGGCATTACCACCACCACCACCAGTGTTTGCAGTTCCAGCACTAGCATTTCCTGGCGATGCACTTGGGCCGGTATCTGAGTTTCCTCCACCACCAAGCCCTCCATAAGATATTTTTCTAACAAAAGATGGAGGTTGATTTGTGCTAGTATCTTCTCCTGTCCCAGAGCCACCAGCACCACCACCAGCATAATAAGTTAAAGTTCCTGTTATGTCTAATTCTTTTCCTATACCTCCACAAATTTTATTTGGATAGCACCCTCTTGCACCTCCAAAACCAGCACCTCCACCACCTCCTCCAGAGTTAAATTGGAAAGTACCACCTGAATTGCCCTCTGGTACTGGAGAAAATGACCCTGTGTTTCCGTCTCCAGCAGTGTTTGCACCAGGATTTGATCCAGCACCTCCACCTGATCCACCAGGATTTGCCGCACCAGTTAAAGCACCACCTCCACCACCACCAGATGCAGAAATAGGAGATGAAGCACCAAAAGTAGATGTTGCACCATCGCCACCTTTAGTACCTGGAGAGCCACTTGTTCCTGAACCTCCACCACCTACAGTTATTGGAACTGGAGAACCTGGAAATGGGTGTCCTGGAATATCTCTTAAACCCCCAGCACCTCCTCCCGAGCCTCCTCCTCCGCCGCCGCCGCCTCCAGCGACAACTAAAATTCTGCCAGATGATAGTGTTGGGTTAAAAGTTCCAGGTGAATTGAAAGTTGTAACTTTATCTCCTAAAGTTGGGTCGTTAATTACACCAATAATTCCACCATTTCGCATCGTTAATTAACCTCCTATGCGTCGTCTAATACTTCATATGAAATAAATAAATCTAAATCAGATGCGGCACTAGCTCCACCTTTTAGTACATCGCCCTCCATTAAATATATAGGTGTGTCTACTAATACCAATGTTGCATCGGCGGGTACTGCAACTGTTTTTGCTAAATAAACTGTTGCATCTGCTCCTGTTGGTGTAATTCCACTTGCTCCAGCAGTTGTTAAACCATCAACAAAAAGATCAACAGTAGCTGAATTTGTTCCGTCTACGTTTGCAACTGTAATTCTATTTATTTTCATAATTTTATCTGAATCTACTGTTACCAAAGTATCAGTTGCTGTAGCTGATAAATTAAATCCTAAATTACCACCATTTATTGTTGCTACATTTACTAAATTTGGATTTGCCATAATTATCTCCTTTTATCCGAAAATTAAAGCCATAGCAATAGCTTTTCCTGTTGAAACCCCAGCTGTACTAAAACTTAAATTACCTGATCCATCTGTTGTTATTGCTTGACCTGAACTTCCATCAGAACTTGGTAAAGTTAAAGTTAAGTTTGATGCAATACTGTTAGCCGCTTTTAACGCTACATAATTTGTACCATTATCTGTATCTTCAGGTAATCTTATTTCTGCACCAGCTGTAGAATTTCCTGTTATTGCTAATGGAGACGAAAGAGAAACTGTTGAATCTATAAAATTAATTGTATTTGCAGATGTATCTATAGTAGCAACAGAAATATCGTCTGAGCCATCAAAAAATTTTATTGTTAGACTGTTTGAACCAGCATTTGTTGTATCAAGCCAGAGAGTTCCTGTAGTTGCTGAACCTGGTCTTGATGTTCCTGAGTGCATTGAATTCAATGCCGATAAAATGTTGTTTAATTCAGTACGGAAAGCACTGAAACCTTGATTTGCTAAACTTACATCTGATACCTGAGCCATAATAAATATATAACCTTTCTTTTTTAACTTTGCAATCCGAAACCTTTACAAATATAATCAAATGAACGATCAACTGCCGCACCACTTGAATTTACAAAAGCAATAGTAAAACCATTAACAGTTTTTGAAGTAATTGTAAATGTATCTCCCGAAGCCATATTTTGAGCCGCAATACCCAAAGCTGGCACTTCAAAAAATGGATTTGTAAATGTTATTGTTTTTGAACCCGATGAGGTCGTTAAATTACTTTCTGAGAAAGTTCTTTCTTCCATATTTAATTTAATAGCAATAGATTTTACATTACTAGAGGTTTGGTCGTCATCATTTGTAAGTTTTAATCTAAATTTAGCAAACTTAAATTTAAAAGTTGCAGACTGTGTTATATCTCCAAAAGATGTGCAATCTGCTAGTGAGGTAGTAGATGTTGCTATTTGTACTCTATGAAAAGCGTGTAATTGTTCAGTTCCATCAAAAGGTGCTTTAGCTGAATCAAAAAATAATGCACCCCTACCCGAATCAAATAAATCATAAGGATTTTCTGCATCAAGAGTAATACTTGGCACAACATCTCCATCGTATATTTCTGTTAATGATATTGAGTTTGAAAAATTGTAAAATCCTTTTTCGTCCCTATTTTTGTTATTAAAATTAGGATTTGAAGTTGAATCTGTACCACCTAATTCAAAATCTCCCGTAGGGCTGTCAAAATTACCAACTGTGTCGTCAAAATTAGTAACTGTATCAAGTGTAATAATTGTGTCCCCAGATGCGTCTATTTTTACAGCTAATGGTAAAGTTTCGTCCATTTGATCGGCTCCAGTAAATATGTTTGGTGTTTCTGTAAAAGTAGCTACTGTTTTATAAGCCTGTATTCCTGATATATTAGTTGTTATTATAGTTTCATTTGCAGAACTATTGCCGTTTTTGTCCACCGCTTTTATAAGATAAGAACCCGTTCTTGCCGGAACTATTGCTGAATCGCATTTTCTTCTTGGACATCTAACTAAATTAGTTGAGTTGTTCCATACAGAACCAGTAAGTACATCTTGAAACCTTATGTCATAAAAAGAAATATCAAGATCGCTATTTTGGCTTGGAGGAGTCCAAGTCAATTTCATGTGATGTTGTCCATGCAATTCAACAGCAAAATCTTCAACATCAGAGGGAACATCAACACCTCCTACAATTTTTCGAGTTGCTGATACAAATGTTGATTTGGCGTTAATAGTATTTATTGCCCTGACCCTTATTTGATATGTCGCCTCATCTATTACATTTAGATGTTGATAATTTAGTATTTTACCAGTTGCTATTTCTCTAAACGAATCACTCACAGCATTTCCATCAGGGTCTAAAGTTTGTTTAATCTGTACCTCATAATTTTCAACAAATTTATCAGGTGAAACTCCAACAGTTATTAACAATCTTGTTATAACTATACCATCTGCATATTCGATTAATTCATCATCTAGTGAAACACTTGCTGGTGGTTGGACACTAAATGGGTTTGGTAAAGTAGTATCAGGAATAGTAGCTGGTGCAACTTGTGTACCAAATGTGTAATAACTATCTTGATGTTCAGATAATTGTAAAGATATTGTATGATCTGTATTTATAACCATTCCTTGAACACGAAATGGCTTTGCTGAAAAACTTGGTGTTGCATGAGTTATATTTACAATATCTCCTATCATTAAATCTAATGCCGTTGCATCTGCTTTAACATTTATATCTAAACTTGTTCTTGATCTTCTTAAAATTATTTCTGCCATTTCTTGTGCTTGGTGTTGATTAGTTAGCATAGAAAAATCAAAACGACCCTCGAGTGTTAATCCACCATCAGCAGTTTGCATATTAGAAAATGTATCATCACTCGCTAATCCTGTTTCATCAACAGGGGGAAACTGTGCAGTATCTGATTGAAAAGATTTATTTGGATTAATAAAATTGACTATAACTCTATTATAACGAGAGTTTTTATTTTTACTAGTAACTTGTATTCCTCCAATAATATTATCTTCTGTAAGTGTTATTGAAGCTGATCCAGAAGATTCAACTAATATTTTATATTTACCACCACTAAAATTTAAAAATGATCTTGTTCCTCTTACAAAATCACTTACGTTTTCGATAGCTTTTTTCGAAGTATCTACAACAGGGTGGCTATCCATTAAATCAATCTGACTTGCACTAGTAAATGGTGTTATACTTGTATCACAAACATCACCAGCTACTTGCCAATCTGCAAAATTAGAATCAAAGTAACTATTTTCTATTGCCATTCCAAATCTTTCATTTCTTAAATAATCTAATAATTGAAAAATACCATTATCTGAATATTCCCAAGTTGAAGAATCATCTTTCCTATGACTACCACTACCACCCGTAACTGTACTATCTAAATTTGGATTGTAAACTTTTCTACCCTTTACTATAGCATTAACAGTAGGCAGAGAACCAAAAGCATCTGAGTTCCATTTAAATTTAAGTGCTATGTACGCCAGCCCGCGTAGACGATGGTTTGATGTCCATGAGGATAATTCATCTAATAGACTAGATGCACTTTGCGAATCAGTTCCATAATGAGGTTCAACAGTAATTAAACTTTCAGCACTAGAATCAGCATCAGGTGCTTTAAAATAGTTTGCATCTGAACTTGCAACACTTCTTTGAGTATTATCAGCTATATCGCCATCAAATGTAACTTCATTATCATTAACAAAAATTTTAGTAATATCATCTATTTCGCCCTCTGAAACAATAAGAGCCATATATAAAAATTCATTATCAGTACCACTTGTTTCTAAAAAAACTACATTACCTCCAACTTTTCTCGTACCATAAACAACAGGGATATGTGCATTTGAACTAAATTTATTTACTAATACGCCTTTAGCATTTTGATCGGCTAAATTTTCTCCAAAATCAGGTATTTCAGGTATAGGATTAAGCCAACCAATAACATCTTCAACAATTTCTACTACTATATCAACAACATCAGTAATAAGTTCTACGACTGACTCAACAATTTTACCCATAGTACCTCCATGAACCACCCATAGAATTAAAGCCTAATTTTTTAAAAACTGCATCAAAACCTTGAGCTGTTGAAATATATAAATAAATAGGCAAATTATCTGCATATTTTTTTACAGATTCAATAACTCTTTTTACTAACGGGAAATTTCTATACTCTTTTTTAATATATATAAGTTGTATTTCAACAAGTTGTGATTTACTAAAAAAATATTCTCCTTTTGAATACATACAACAACCTATAATTTTTTCTTCATCTAAATCTTTTATACATATTATTTTGCCAATTTTTAAAATATGTTTTATGTAATTAGTCAATTTTATCTCATCAATTTCAGGAAAATTTATTTGCTCAAGTTCTGTTTCTTTTAAATAAACAATAAGATTATAAATTTCTTCAATGTTTTTTTTTGTAGCAGTAAATAAATTAATATTCATTCCCTACCCCATTTTACATCTTTAACAGTCAAAGCCGCAAATTCCATGCCTTTATCACCACTAAAAAATCTTTGTTGAGAATTATCTGTTGTAGTTCTTCCATTTACTTTACTAAAATTTCCCCAATGTGAAGTAACACTAAGAATTAAGTTTGCAGTTGAAGTATTATCGCTGATTTTGTATTCTTCTATTGTTCCATAAAATAATAAAAATGGATCGTTAATTAAAGAATTATTACTATCTAAATATCCTCTATAAATATAAACATCATCATTAATTATGTTTTCGTTCAATGCTATTGAAATATAAGTTTGGTCAACTCCTGATAAACTTAAAGATAACGTATTTTTTGTAGGTTTGTTTGTCTCGCTAACGCCAGTAATATTTTTTAAATGTCCATTTGCAACATAAGTTCTTGATGAACCTGATACACTTGATGTAATATCAAAAGGTGCGTTAGTTAAATAAACTGGTGTTCCAAACTCTATTTCAACTAATAATACTGGGTCAATGACCCCTGTTGCTAGTTCTGTCTTTACCGAACTGGTTAATCCTCTTGCCATTATAAACTCTCAATAACATCAAATTCAAAATTAAAAAGTAAATTACCATCTTTATCGTTTGCATTTGTTTCAAACTCTTGCATATCACTATTTAAATGAACTTTTACTGGTACTGATTTATAAGTAACAGAACTATTATCAGCTAATGCAGTTCTTAATGGTGGTTCTATAGTGACAGTTGCGGCGTTACTAGATGAGGTAACATCTGCTACCACCATATATAATTTATCGTGTGCAAATTTAATTATATCTCCAGCTTTAAGACGACCAGCCGAGTCTCCAGCAAAAGCATCAATAGCAATAGTTGTATCTCCGACTGCATGAGACCCATTTACTAATAAAGTTCCTGTCTCGTTACCTTGACTGTCAAATGTAGTTGGCAAAGTAATTGTAAAATCTTCCTTACGACTTCTTTGTTTTATTATAAAAGCCATAATTGGTGCAAAATCTGCACGAGTCATAGGTGGGTATGAAACTGTAAAACTAAACCTTTGACCTTGTACTTGTCTCCTAAATGTTTTGCCACTATCAGTTTCACTAAATAAAGTTTTTTGATTTGATTTAAAATTAATTGTGTTAAAAGCTGTATTAGGTAAAGAACCACTCATATCAATGCCGCCTTACCTTTTTCATTAACAGCAGTATTAATCATGTTAATAATTACACCTCTGCTATTAACTAATAACTCATTGAAACCTCTTGCATCAACAGTATTTATATTAAAATTAACTGTAACTGGTTTGCCCATTCCAAGTTGATTATTTGGAACGATAGTTCCAGCTTGGTCAGGTACAAAAAGCTCTGCCCCTTTCTCGCCAATTATAGCTGGCTGTCCAACTGCGGGTCTCCCCCCTTTTTCGAAACTTTTAATTTTATTTACTAAACCAAAACCAAAAGATAGTGCCGCACCAACTGCCGCAATATTAAATGGAAAAGGTATAGAGGCAAAAGTTTTTAATGCACCCTCATAAACACTAATTAATGCTTTTTTTATTGCGTCCATTTTAAATATTTCTGTTGCTTTTTTAAGTCCTTTAGTTACTGCTTGTCCAACTAAAGCTTCTACTATTGATCTTATAATTGTATCTTTTAATGATTTAAAACTTAATTTTCCTGTCATTATAAAATCTGTAATATTATTTTTTAAAGATTTTAATGATGTTTCCCCAGCTTCTTTAAATCTATCAAAAATTGTTATATCAAATTCTGACTCTAATCCCTCTTTAAATCCCTCAAATGCAGTTCGGTCAGGTTTAAATAATTCTTCAATTTTTTTCTGTTCTTCAAAAATATTTCTATTTCCTTTAATTAATCTTTCTGTTCTTCTTTTTTCTGCATCTTCTACGGCTTTTACTAATTTATGATGTGATTCAAAAATATTAAATGTTTTTTTTGCTTCTTCTTGTGTTTTTTTATTTGCCTCTGATGCTCTTTTAGTTGCTAAAGAAGTTTGTATAGTTGCTTTAAGTTCTTCATCTCTTAGTCTAACAATACGCATGATGGTATCTTCATAACTCATCAACTCTCTTTGAAGTTGTCTTTGTTCTTTTGTAATTAATTTAATATTAACTAAAGGTAGTTTATTAAGTGTTTCAATTAAAAATTCATATGCAGTTGTTACACCATCTACACTTATTGCTATTGCTTTGATTGCACCTGATAATAATTTAACTGCACCAGCTAACGCACCACCAATAACATCTGCTATATCATTAAATGTAGCTTCGTTTTCTTTTATAAATTCATCTAATAACTGAAATTCTTTTTTAAGTGATGCAAAAAATTCTTTATCTGCTACTCTTTTTTGAAACTTAAATACACTATCAGATAGCATAGATAAAGTTCCTGTAAATGTGTTTGCAAGTTCATCAGTTGCAGTTCCAAACTTACCACCTTTACCAAAAACTTTTTCAAAAGCCGCAATAGTTTCTTCTGCTGAAACTGTTGCACCAGCTTTAAAACCTAATAAATCTCTTACACCTTTTTCTCTAAAAATATCTGCTGAAGCTATACCACCAGCAAACGCCCTTTGTATTTGTTCTCCAGTTGTTTGAAAATCTAATCCTGTAACTGCCGCTACATTTCCTGTTATTTCTAAAATTTTTGCTAACCTATCTGCATCGCCAGCTACAACAGCTAAGTTACCTGATGCCGCTTGTATTTGTTCTAAAGAAAAAGGTACTTTAGCGGCAAAGTTTGCCATTACATCAAAGGCTTTTGCACCCTCTTCAGTGCTACCGAAAAGTTGTTTTAATCTTACTTGTAAATCTTCAACTGTTCTACCAACATCAACAAAACCTTTTATTGCAATTCCAGCACCAATACCAATAAGTGCATTTTTTAAATTAAATACAGATTTTTTAACGCCATCAATACCTTTGGTGGCTGATTGCATCGCTTTTCTTGTTTTATCTTTAGCGATTATATCTATATTAACTTTTTTTGTTGCCATTTATTTTTTCATTCTTGCAATTCTTTCTTGCCTTTCTCTTTCTTCTCTTTGAAGATCAAAGTAAGCAAGCCACATATTAAACTCTACATGAGGCATTTGCAAGATTTCTGATGCTGTCTTATGCAGTT